ACCAAGATCAAACACGAGCCCCTTGACGACGCTGGAAACTCGATTCAGGGTATCCATGAACTCGGCAGCCGCTGCCGTCTGGTCACCGCTCATTGTCCTGCCTAGATTGTCCGACTCTGCTGCAAAAGCTGCCATACCGTCAGCACCTGTGGTTAGCAACGGTAGCATCTGCCTGCCCGCTCTGCCGAATAATTGCTGAGCAATGGCACCTCGCTTTGACGCGTCTTCAACATTCTTTAACCCGTCCGCAACAAGCCTCATTTGTGCTTCTGGAGTCTGGCCTTCCAGTTGTTCCATTGATATGCCCAACGCGGCAAATCCGTCTATGGCCGTTTGGCTTCCGTTGCCTGCGTCGAAGTATGCTCGCGATAGACCGAATAGGCCCTTCTCAAGATCCTGGATACTCCCTCCCGATTGCTCCATCGCGAATCCCATTTGCGATAAGAACTCGGCACTAGCACCCGTGCGTTGACTCATCTTGTCAATTTCGTCGCCGGCCTTAGCTGCCTTAAGTGCTATTGCTGCCAGCGTACCTCCAGCGACACCGAGTCCAGTCGCCAAAGCACCCGCACCAACCTTCGCGAGCTTAGTGAGTCGCCCGGATAATTCCCCTAGCTTCCGTCGTACCGTATCGCCACCGCGCAAGCTGGCCTGGATAAACGCCTCGCCCGCTTTAATTGCACTCATCTCATGGCCCTCGCGACTGCGGCTGCGTAACGCTCTGCAACGTTCTTGTTGATCTTGTCAAATGCTGGCTTAACGAATGGCCGTCGCTTGTAATTTACTGGTCTCGGCTTGGCCAGTCTCGAATAGATAAGCTTGATCGATTTCTTGGAAACGCCTTTCGGTTGAAACTTCGTAAACCGTTTCTGTGTCGACGATGGATTCGCGTTAAGGAAAACAAATCGTCGCTGGACTGACCCGCCTTCCTCCATCAGCTTAGGGACGGGCTTACTGCTCGCCTGCTTTGACCCGCTGAATTTCAGCACGCCTACAGTCACTACTGTACTTGATGCGTTCACGTCGTACGCAACTAACCGTAGGCCACTGTTGCCACCTGACCAGTGAGTCGGCCCTTTGTCCGGCTTGCTTACGCTCTTGCGAGTCCTGACGTTTCTCATGATCGACTTACGAAGTGCACCGCCGTACCAATGCAAAAACCGTTTGTCGGCTCTGGCCAGCTTACGGATGACTTCGGCGCTGTGGCTTCTAGCTCTCACGTCGATATTAATCGAAACCGTCATACAAACACCTTCAACGCTGATATTGTATTTTTGGTGAGCGGTATCTTGCCATCGCGGCCGACAGATCCGCCGAGCAATTCTGGTCTCGCTCCGTTGGCCAACTCTAGTATCTGCCATAGCTGGAGTTCTGCCGGATCGATCCCAGCTACGCCTGCGAGTCTGTACAGGTCGCGCCAAGCGCTTTTTGTACTTGTGTCGCTTTCAGCTCCTGATGATTCTTCAACATCTCCCACGTCATCTGGAGAAGAATCGCTTTCGGTCGCTGCTTCAGGTCCGTAAAAAAAAACCCTAGCTCATCGACGAATATGTCAGCGGCTGTAGCTAATTCGAGACCACCGAGACCCTCGCCAAACTTCTCGGCCGATATCCCAGCCTGTTGTGCTTGCGGTTGGATCGTTGCCCACAGTACACCTACCAACTCAGCAATCCCCGTAGGAAAGTCTAGCGGGTTATTGAGTAGGTCTACTCCGCACATCGTGTGAATCCGCAATAGCGATCCCGCCGTTATGTGGATGTTCCACGATGTGCCGTCATTGGCCGTGAAGGTTTTCATTATGCGTGTGTGAACCATGTAGGTGCAGAGTCAGCGTTCTTGATCGGCTTTGCGGAAAAGTCGCACATCAAAGCCTCGCCGAGAGTCTCCGAAATATCCGCTTTCAAAATGAGGCAATCAGCTCGTAGGCCTTGAGTCCCGGTCGCCGCTGCTCCATCACCTACGAAAAATTCAATGGCAGTATTTGCGTGATACGCTGCGAGGATTGCTACGAAATCGGTATCAGCCGTGTCGTAAAGGACTGAGAATTCTATGCTCGCTTCCTTCAGCCCGTCGACGATCTCAACGTACCCGCCACTCGCTCGCGTGGTTACGTCTACCTCGCCTTTACTTTGAGTGACGCTTAGGTCTTTGACTTGTGCAACCGGATCCCAAACGGGGCTTGCATAGGTTCCTGTGTTCCGAAACAGGACGGCATTTTCTGCTAGTACATGGGCCATTTGTTACCCTCGATATTGAAAAGTGATCAGCGTGACAAATAGCCCTGAATCGTAGAGCCGGTCAATGTCGTACGGTTCGTCTTGCTCGATTCCAACGCACGCCAAACTACTCATGGCCTGCGTCGAAATGTCTTCTTTTATCTCTTCCGATAACTCGGTCAATAGCTCAGTCGTGGTTGCGGTTGTGTCTGCCGTGATGACAACCCGAGCCTCGTAAGTCTTGATGTAAATTCCAGCCCTTGTGGCTTTTTCCCAAGACTCTAATCCGGCACTGGCAGTCACTTCGATCGTCGAAATCTTTGCCCTGTCAGTCCGCTGTTGAATCTCTTTGGTCGCTGCGATCGTTTGGGTGTAACTCCCAGCCGCCAGAGCAGTAACAACGTCGTCAACGATAAGTACCGCCTTCGCCGTCATGGCGTCACCTTCTCGACAGAATGCACTCGCAGGATTTGCTCATACCGATCGCTATAGGTGTAATGAGGCTCGCCACCGTCCGCAGTCACTAGGTAGGTTTTCGTGCCATCTGTGATCAGGTCGCCGCGTGCCGGTAGCTCGGCAACCGTGGCTAGAATCAACTCGCTAGCGAGAATCAGGAAGTCTCGGTAGTGCCGCTCATCGATAACGACGCCAAAGTCATTCGCGACCAGCGAAGGACTAGAGCCAACCACGACGGTAACGGCAACGGAATTGACGCCACGTGCGTAGGTAATTTCAGTACCGCCCGCCGAACGCTGCGCCTTATAGGCTGCCAGCGTGGCGGATTGCATGGCGGTTACCATTTACGTTGCCAATGCTTCGGTTTCAATGATCTGCGGAGAAACAACAATAGGAACGCCGTGTGCTTCCGTCGGAAACGGCGCCGGTGCTCCGGTTGGATTAGTCGCAGTTCTGCTCGCGCGAAGCTGGCCGAGAGAGCGTTTGCCCATCACGAAAGCGTGGGGCATTCCACCGTCCATAGCAGTGATCGCGTCTGCCAGTAGGTCGTCCGAAAGCGTCTTGGTTGAATCGGCAGTCACGTTGACAATCCGAACGACTGACGAAACGCCGCCGATTTTCAAACCAACGAGCCCAGTGATTGGAGTGTAGTAACCGGGAAAAGTCCCAGTGGCACCAGCGATTGGCACAACAGACATATCGCCCATTGCGAGCTGGCCTCTCTGGCCCCACACCAACTCGACGTCACGTTCACCGAATCGCATCGCGTAAACACTGGATGCAGTCGTCGCCGTAGTCCCACCAGCGTTCACCGTTTGTGCGTCTGCGATGTCGTCGAGATTCGTCAGGGTATTGAGTCCAATGAATCCCGCAGCTTGGCCACCGGTGCCAGTGGAATAGAAAATTTGGCTTTCGATTTCCGCGAATGCTTGACGCAAATGTGCCTGGCCTTCGTCGAATATTTCCGACAAATAACCATCTTCGCGAGCGTCCGCAACTGCCACGTCAACAGAAAACGAAGCGTCCAGAATCTTCAGCGTTGCCGTGATTGCGACGGTCGTCGAGTCCGTGTTTTCTAATCCGTCATTCTCTGCACGAAACGCAGTGACTGGATTCACGGTACGCTTGCTGTAGGTGATTGTGTTCTTCTGTGCCGTCCGTGCTGCCATCATCGCAACCAGCGGTGCACCATCCAAAACGTCCGAGATGATGAAACCCAAATCGGTATTCATCGTTACCACGTCTGCTGTCGATCGCCATGCATTAGCCATAGCTTAATTCTCCTAGAAAATTGTCGGGTATGTTCCGCGCGGCGGTCGTTAGTTGCTGCTTAGTTTCAGTTCCGTTTTTGCCATGAATTTTGCTTTGTTTGAGTCAACGCCGCTCGCGGTCAACTCGGCGATTCGTGCAGCTAGTGCCTGCTCGCCGTCGCTCAGTTGTTCGCCCTCGTCGGTGCTCAATGGTTCGACTTCGCCAGCAACCATCAACAGAGCCTCGACTTGAGTTTCCAATTCCGCAATGCGGTCGACTTTGGCTGCCAATTGCATTTCAATGCCATCGATCTTGAGTGCGAAACATTCCTCGAACGTCTTGCCTTCGATGAACCAGGCCGCGCCGATGTCACCAAATGCGGCAACGTATCGCTTGCCTAGATCGCGAGTGAAATCGTCCGTCTGATCAACCGGTGCCGCTGGAGCTTGTACTGTCATGTCTATTTTTCCTTCTGCGAAGTCTCGGCCGTAGTGCCTACGAAGTAATCCCAACGCACGGGCCGCGACGTCATCGGGGTCAGAGTCTGCAAAGTACGTATCGAGAAACTGGGTTACCAACGCCGGTATTCCAGCTCGTGTTTCTGTGTCAAATAGGCCATCCGTTGCCGCACCTTCGCCGACGAAATCAACAGCCCGCAGGCCATTCAATCGGATCGGCTGCAATCCGTCCTCGTTCTCTTCGGCTTGCATTGCTTCCTCGTCAAATACTGCCACAATTGATAGGCCGATATCTTCAGGAGATTCGTCTGCCATGTCGAATATGTGATCGGACAAGTCAGCTTTCGCACTGGTCGCGCGGTGGAAGTCCGCCAAAACCGCGTTACCCTCAACCCGAAAGTCTCGCTGTTTCCCAAGGTGCTTCCCGAGTCCGTCTTCGCTCATATTTGGATGCGTGAAACGAGCCTTGATGCCAGCATTGGGACGGTTGCCGAATTCCGCCACCTGGTCCAGCGTTGTCTTGTCCACGTAATACGGTCGCGGGTCGCCCTGCTTCAGTGGCCCCAACTCGATCACCTTCACCCCTCGGATGATGCCGTTCTCACGATCCACCTGCTCTGGTGTTGACCGTAGCGCAATTGAGCGGAATAGGTTATCAGGCTTCGACGGTATTGATGTCGTTGGCATCGTCTGCGTCCCCCTTTGTTACGCTGAGCGATACGCCAGCTGTTTCCGCGTATGTTTGTTCACCGGCCAGCTTATCGATCGTGTCCGTCCACTCTTCGCCGTAGACTTCCTTGACGACTCGACTGCGGGTAGTTAACCCGGCCTCGATGGCCATCACGCTGGCCTTGATGTCCTTCAACGGATCCCACCACGGCACGCCAGCGGGTACCCATTCCCACGACAGATTACCGAACGCCATGCCAGCAGGAAGGACGACCTCGCCGTTGCCGATCGCAAGAGCCAAACGCCAGCTAGTGATGTCGTCGAGCAGTTCAACCAGGTCAGCCCGTTTAGATTTGCAGCTTGTTAGGTAGTGTCCCAACGCAGCGCGAGACCCAAAGAAGTTTGTGAATGATTCGTCGTAAAACGACCACGGCATATCGAGAGACTTCATGGCCGCCATCAGGCATGTCTGAAGGAATGCTTGAAATTCGGTCGACGGGTGTTTGCTCTCCAAGAAATCAACACCGTCACCGGGATCAAGGTCCAGCTTGATTGGCCCCTTCCCGAAGTCGACTGAGTAATCGTCGCTGATGGCTTCCGTATCGTCGCTTTCCCGCGTGATAGCTAGTGCGAATAGTTGCGTGATCTTTGCCTTAGCCTTGGCATAATCTCGCACTTCGCGGACGTCTTGGAAGTCGTTGATCGCCGCAGATAGCGGACTGATCCCCCGCTTGGAATCAAAGCCGTCCCAGTACGCTAGTTGGCAAACGTTGGCCGCTCGTACTTCTTTTTCAAATGTGTAGCCGCTGCCCTGGATGCTCCGCTTGTGGACTGACACACCGGCCATCGTCCCACCGCGACCTAGCCGTATGCCATGCGCGTATTCCGCACCCTTGGCCATGTCGTCTTTGTGGTCCGGGGTCCGTACTCGATCGGCTTCGATGGCTTGGAGTTGCCCCGTCCGTTGCTTGACGAGAAACACGTCGCCGTCCATTACTCGCCGAGCTTCGGCCATGCGGATAAACCGACGCAGGCCGTGACGCTTGCCGACGTCAAACCGTTTCGGCTTGCTCCAACTGGCAACGAATGATTCCAACTGCCGGTTGAATTCAGGATTCGGAGTCCTAGCCTGGAGCGTGAAGCTACTCACGTAGTCTAGATGTTTACGAATCGCCCAAGCTGCTACCGAGAAATTGCGGTTCAGGTCGGAGGCGTTGTTGATAAGCTGGCGCCGTTGCCCCTCGGTCGTCGCGTCGTCGCTACTGCGAATTCGCCGGCCTGGGTCGCGCCGCTTGTGGTTCGGTTCGGATGCCTCGTAAGCAACCGAGAACATGCCACGGAGTCTATCGATAAATCCCGGTTTGGCTTCGGCGATCATCCGGCACCATCCAGTCGTACCGTCGACGTGCGACCGTTCTTCAGCCGGTGGAGTCTCTTACTCCATGCCACCAATTCAGCACGGGCAGCCGAGTGATTCCACGTCGTGGCCTGCCCATCGAAGCTAACAGACACAGCGCCACCGTTGGCCGCTGCCTGGAGTAGTGCAGTGCGTAACGCCGAGACCATCTGCCGGGCGAAGCTAATT